CTTCAAGAAACGATACTCATACTTGAGCGCAGGGCTTAACTGCTCATCCCCCATCTGGTCTTATCCTCGGTTTTACGTTGATTTCTTTCATACCAGACGTGAACGGTGTGCGTCTGCAATACATCATGATCTCTTTACCATACGTGTCTGCAAGTATGTCGTACAGATCATCCATCACTCCATTGCCCATAGCTTCGTAACATTCGTACTCACTTGGGAATATTACGCTTGTTGATACGTCCTGATTCTCAACAACGTATTCGATAATTAATAATGTGTAAAATAATTTAAACATCATTTTTTCTCCAGTTGTTTGGTAATAGGTTTTGCTTGCTCAGTTTTAATTTTAGTACAAGCTGTAGTTACAAAACTTTTAATTCTTTCAGCCTCATCTAAAGTAAAATTTTCTGTATAATCTCCGAGTTGAATACCTAAATGCATTGGTATATCCTCATCGTAAACAAGAGTTATATGTTCTCTCAGTGCAAGTTTGCGTGTCTCTCTAATCATTTTATCCTCCTTAAAATGGTGGTTCTTCTCCATCGAAAGAGGGCAACCAAGCAACATGCTCTTCTCGCTGCACCTCCTCACGTTCTTCACACAGACCCATCTCTCTGAGAAACAGGGCTAGGTCTTCTGGTATGTCATCCATTAAATAATTCCTCCACTGTATTGATATTATCTTCGTTTATTACTAGAGCGATGCCACCTGCTCCTTCGATCTGATCAAGGTTCACTTGTTGCAATGGTGTAGGTTTGTTTTTACCTGCCTTGCATTCGATACCGATGAACCGTCCATCATGGCATGCTATGATATCAGGTACACCGCTGCGTCCGTACCCACTTGTTACTGGATAAAAGAAATACACTTCATGCTGTTTTAGTATGGCGACGACTTTCTTTTTTACTTTAGCTTCTGGTGTCACTGTTTGCTCCTTTGGTGTTAGCCACGTGGCTAACGTTGGTAACTGGCATAATTTGAGGGCGGTGAAAATTACTTCCACTCGCCCCCCTCTATATAGAAAACGTGTCTGTCTTTACGCTCGCCTACTCCTTTAATGGGGGAAGTGATCATAAGCGCAGCAAGTTTAGTTTGCATCCACTGTGGTAGATCACTAACCGAATCATATTCTCCACGTATCTTCTCACATATACCTATACATACTACATCAACTTTATTCGAGGTAGGTTGTATGTAAACACGGTAAGAGTTGTCGTCAACCCATGAGAAGTATTTATTTTTGACTATACGTATCTCACGTGAACGGTGTGCAGTGCCGCTTCGCCCGAACCTCTCTTGGAACAGATCAGATTGCAGAGTAGACATAGTAAATATTGCTCACTTCTTTTGGTCTGAAACCTACACCATCGCAGAACTGACCTTGAGGTAGAATATTAAGTTTCGCTATGCCTTCGGCTAAATGCTGTGGAAGATCTTCTGGGGTATACCATGTGCAACTCCCACCATCCCAATAGTATTTATCTACCGTTACTTGAGGAATGACACCGAACTTATTATCACCAGAACGTGTCTGTGTAACATACACTACGTCTGCCAGGTGACGCTCACGCTTACGGTTTCTGTAGTCATCTAGTTCTTCAAACATGGTAACAAGATTGAGTTTAAACTCCTGATCCACAAACTCATAACCTGTCTGTAATAAGTTTCTCAACTCTATCTCCAACGGAGATTTGTTTTCCACCCCATCATTTGATATGAAGTCTCGCGCTATCTTGTCACGACTTTTTGTAGACGCTTCGTGTCTTGTTTCTTTTATGGTAGAAAATTTTAGTCTGGCAGAGTTGAATGTTTCGTGCACTATCTCGTCAACAGCGTATGGCACTAGATACCTACAAGCGTTCTTCACTGCTTTGTCAAAGTTAGTGGTAGCCGCAGAGTACATCCGATCACTATGTCCATACTTGCCATTGTGTATCTTACGCGAAAACACTGTGTACATAACTTTCTTTTCGCCAGTATAGGCATAGTTCTTGTACCCAACGTATCCCAAAGCATAGGGTTCTTGTTCACGATAAATGTAGTACTCTGAACCTTCAGTATTTCTAGCCTGATATGTAGCACCGATCTTTTTGCATATCGCCTGTGCTAGTTTGAAGCCTTCGTGATAGTCGTTTGTGTTAAATCGGTCTGCTAGTTCAAGCACTTTTGCTGTTGTTATTGCTCTCATAATTTTTCTCCAATGTTAAGTTAAGTGTGCAGCCACTCGCAAAGGTAACGAGCCTTACACTGACGCGGTTAAGAAGAATAAACATTCATAAAAACTTCAACGCACTCACGCCTTACGACCAAGTGTTAGCCGACTGGCTAACCTTTGGGTTTTGTCATAAATCCTGCATTTTTATTTATGAAGGAATTAAACTTGCTCCTCATTTTCTGTAAGTCCTCTTTTGTCTCGACATGCTTTACTGGATACTTGTACTCCCATCCAGTTGCTGCATAGTCATAGTCTGCAATTTGAGTTGTAAACGCGACCCAGTAGTTCAAACGCATGGGATGTTTCTCATCACGTATTATCTCACGTGCATGTGTCGGTGTGAAATCATGATGTGAGTAGCCATCCTTGCTCCCATAGTATGAACGTAACTCTCTTGATTTCTCTGTGTTATACTCATTACTCAAAGGTAGCAGAGGTGACATTGCCATACCCCACTCAAAGAATTTATTGATATCATCTTTGTACTCTTTCTTTAGGTCTTTGTTTACCTTCGGCTTTTGTGGCAGCATCTTACCAGATACTGGATCACGCACCCACTTATCTCCAATCTTAATGTATACTAACGCAGAGTTGTCGTCTTTGGGTTGTGCCCACTCTTTAAAGTAATTCTTATCTTTGAACTCTTTGTAGTACCCACGCGGTACAGTCTTACACTTAGCTAGATAATCTGCATTCACCGTTGTTCGTCCATGCAGAGAGATGTATTGAAGTGCGTTACCACCCATCACAAAAGTCATCCCACTTGGCATGTGTCTGTGTAAGAACGCATAGCGACCCATGGAATAACTAGAGTTACTACCAACACAGTTTCGTATCTGAACTGTCTCAGTCCCATCCTTGTCCTTGCGCCAGACAATCGGTGCATAGTACTCCATCTTACCAAGCCTGTCCCAGTGGTAGGTTGTAGTCTTGGTCTTATAGTCGTACTCATGTATCCCATAGGGTATGAACTTGTCGTCACCTTCGTGATACCCATCGCTCAGTGCGTAGCAGTTTCGGCTTACCTTAACGATACGCTCCCACTTACGTGCACGGTCACCGATAGGGCGAATGTTTCGTTCCGTGCCGTGTTCTTTTTCTTTTACTGGTTCGATACTTTTGTACCACGCTTCGACCTCGTCGAACTTTAGAAAATTTGAATATGTTAGTGCCATTGTTGTTCTCCTTTATAACCACCAATTAAGTTGTATTCCTGCGGTGAACACAGCAACAAGTATAGCTGTGAACACCAAGATTAGTTTATCCTGCCAGTCCATCATTGGATGTCCTCCGAATCCACATGTATGACCGAACCAAAGTCTGGTGTGGCGTTAGGATTATCAACGATCACCCACAACACAGGATGATCCCACTCACCCCAACCACCATACAAGTGTCCGTCTGTGAATACGATTGAGGCTTGCGGTTTGATCTTATGCTGTTTGAGATACTCAGGCACACACCTTACGTCAGTGCCACCGCCGCCGACAGGTTTTGTTTTAGATGCAACGTCAGCTATCTCAGCACCTACGTACTTCTCATAGCCACATACCTGTGTGTCCCAATAACTTACATGCAACTCGTCAGGCTTAACTTGTTCACAGATTGCAGCCAACTCACTGATCATGATCTGCTGTTCACGTGCGCCAACAGATCCAGACATGTCGTTGTGTTCTGCGAGACACGTCACCGTTTGTTGTACACCACTCGGCATAGCAATACGTTTACTGATGTATCTACGGTTTAGTGTTTTAAAGGTACTGAACTCTTTGCCTGTGCATGTATTCTGAACAAACTCACGCATCGCTTGACACCAATCGACTTTTGTTTTTAGCAACTCGTCAAGGTCACGATTACCACCGCTCCCAACCTTGCCTGCAATCGTACTGCCTTGGCGCACCGCCTCGTCGATATCACGTTCCAACTCACGCTTATCTTCCTCAGTCATTTCTTTGGCTGCTTCCCAATCGTGATCATCGAATGGTTGTTGACCTTGCTCGTTAGTCGGTTGGCTAACGTCACCATCTGCGTCACCATCACCGCCACGACCAACGTCACCGCCACGACCACCGCCGCCACCGCCATTGCCTGGGGGTAACAAGTTAAACACTTCCTGTGTACTCATACCCACGTATTGTCTATCGTAACACCCGCCTTCCAAGACGCCTGTCATTGTAGCAAATCCATCTTGACTGAACTCGTCTACAATCTTGATGTTGATCACATGGTCTGCCGCCCTGTTGGTGCGATCTGCGTCTTTCTCCCAGAGATGTTTCCACGTGGTTAGATGCTTGAACAATTTGTGGTACACCTCATGTAGCACAAGAAACCGCAACTCGGCATCGTTTAGACTAGCCACAAATGTACGGCTGTAGAACTCGTCTTTGCCATTTGTATATGCGGTTCGCGTTTTTGGATTGTCGGTAATCTCACGCCTACCGATCATCAGCACCGCAGATAGATACGGTGCTTTGTCCATGATTTTGACAACGGCTTTTGACAGCCGCTGTTCTTCTGTTAGATTTCCTAGAAACATTAGTTGTTTTCCTTTCTGTTAGCCACTCGGCTAACTACACTTTATCTGCTGCAAACATGTAGTTGTTTGCCATTGCCCAGTCGGTGAATTTCTTGTTAGTCATCACCATCGATTGCTTGCTGTACTTCGGTGAAGCAACGTTGTTAGCAAACAAGCCCTGTGTCTCAGGGTCTAGTCGATCAAGGTAATCCATCCACGCATTGAGCCAGTCTTTCTCCAGACTTGCCAGTGTACGATACACGACCATGACTTTTGCCGCCGCCGTATCAGGCACAAGCGCATTCTTTGGATCGTCTTTGATAGACTGAAGCGTAGGTAATTTGTCGGCTAGTCGTATGAACGCCATGAGATCCTTCGCACCGCGTTGACCGATTGTACCTATCAGTGCTGCCGTCAACTGTACGTCACTCAGGTGTGCACGTTTCTGTAAGATGCGCGACGCTTTCTCACCTGAACGTGGCGTGAAGAAATGCTTACGACCCACGGCTTTGGGATGAAAGATAAACTCGTTCTCGTCTGGGTCTTTCACATTCTCCCACGGATAGAACAACTGTGGATTGTCCTTGACCCATGCAAGTAAGAGGTGATCAATACCATTGCTGATACCCCACTCGATCCAGTCCATATGACTTAGCTTACGCAGAGTAATCTCTGTGATACGATTGTACTGATGCGGTTGCAGTATGTCACCGACACCCTCACCACTTTTGTTAGTCGTCGCAAAGACAATACTATCTGGGTGAAGTTTGTAGCCACCCATCTTACGCTCGTACATGAATAAGTTGAGCGCATTCTTGACCGACGGATTAGCCTTACCATACTCGTCGATCATAACAATGACAGGCTTGTTTAGGTGTAAGCCCATCTCTTCGTTAGGCACGAACCTAACGTACCCATCGTTTGCCGAGTTAAGATCAGGCAACGCCATGTCGCCCAAGTCTTTGTTCGTTGCGTCAAAGTACACAGGTACGTGTTCTGGAAACCGCTCCGATAGCATATCGAGTAGCGATGATTTACCTTGACCCATATCACCAGTGATTAGGAAAGTGATATCTTGACCCAGTTCTGCAAGTAGTCCTTCGGTTTCGTACAGATCTAGGTTGTACATGTTTTGTGCTGTATTCATAATGTTGTCCTCCAAAGACTGTTTATATATCTAATGACGGTAGGTTAGCGATTGCTTTGTCCACCGCCTGTTTGGTTTCGGCACGGAAGTAGTCGTCCTCACGCAGTGCATCAGGTGTGACTCCCACGAGTACCTCTTCTAGTTGATCAGCCATAGCTGTCATTCGCGTCGAGTTAGCCACGTTGCTAACACGCAGCAGTTCGACCATATCGGTGACGTTTGACACAAGCGTATCACGGAAAACTTTTTTGTTTTCCTTATCTGTGTAGTCGAGTTTCTCCGACATGTTTTTCAATACCTTGTACAGACGTTCCCATATGTCATTCATTGCTCTCTTTGTTTTCTCCTCATAGTAGTTGACATAGCTAGTTTGTAGTTCTGCGATAGCTTCTTTCGGCAAGTCCACACGGAAGTCACCGCTCTCAGGTAGAGGTGAGTAAGTTATCACACATTTGAATTTACTGAGTAGTTCTTCGACTGATGGATAGTCACTTGGATCGTACATATCACCAAGGTGAACTTGTGCCTCAGCGTGCTCAAGTACGTAATCATCACCAAACGTATCTACCAGTGCATAGAATTTGTTTTGCAGTGTAGTCATTTCATTGTGGTACTTCATGTACATTGCTGTGGTCAGTAGACGATCACCTTTATCTGCCCAAGGCATAGTCATATGTGTATGTGTGCGGTGCATCAAAGATGCGTGCTCGATGATCGCTTTGAGTGCATCACTGTTTGGCAACAACTTTTTGTGTACGTTAGCTGCGCCACGCTCCGCGCCATTCGATGCAACAATATCGGCTGACGCTTTCTTGTCGTGCTTACGACCTTCCCACTTTGAGATGTTCACAGTCACAAGCATTGCGCTTGATGAAAGTGTTGCGGTGGTGTTAGCCAACTGGCTAACGTTTTGCATTTGCATATTCATTTAGAAATCTCCTTCTGCTACTTGAAAACATGTGAGACCGTTACGTCTCCACATATCGACCACCTGATCGCGGTCATCTAACACGAAAAGCACACGGTCTTTTTCTATGTGCTTGTCGAGTATCTCTTGTTTGACAATGTCATCACGACGGAAGTCCCCATCCTGACGCATGTATAATTCGTAATGACTATACCCAACATACGCTCCGAGCCAATCTACGGTATCGGCTCGGCAACGCTCTGGTCTGCCAGAACAGAATACAATCTCGTATATCTGTTGACCTGACCTAAACTTGTCTAACAATTCCAACACAGGCTCGTTGACTGTGTCATTCGGGACACCGTTGAAAAACGAATCCCAGTCTTTACGTGGGTAAATTATGTCACCACTGTTGGCAACGCGTGGCGCTCCCTCTGCTACTTGCACAAAGTGCAATCGATGATCGATGTTACATAGCGTACCATCTAAATCACATACAATTATATCTTTCATTGTTGTTCTCCTTGTTGTGTTAGCCATGTGGCTAACGGCTCTTTTGATTGAGGTGCTTTAGTTCCTCTTTGTTTGTGACACGTGTGTAGTGTCCTTTTGGGGTTGGTACGATACACCAACCTAATCTCTCTTCTTGTGCATGTACGTCTCCACATGACATGCAATGTGGGTAGCCTAGTTCGGCTCGTTTATCTGGAAACCAATCTCCACACTCTGTACAATAACTCATTACTTGTACTCCCTCTGGATCTGCTCCATGACTGCTTTTATGTAATATGCGTGTGCAACCTGATGCACTGTCATGAAGTTCTCGTATGCATATGCGCTCGGTGTTTTCCATTGGCGAGGTATACTATCAAACGCGCCTGCTTCGTCTGTGATTGCGAATGGACAATGAGTAGCGAGACCAACGACCCCTTCACTCTCGACGACAAGTGTATCACCAGTCTTGACGTTTTCTTCCCAATGACAAGCGTGAACAGCGTCCTCCGTGCTATCAAATAGATGAGCTTTGTTGATCCCATCTTCTGCAATTAAAGTTGAATATTCCATTGTTTCTCCTTTGGTGTTAGCCGTCTGGCTAACGGTTGAATTTTAGTTAGGTGTCTGACCATCGGGCGCAGACGTGAGGGTTGCGTTTGTCAAACGCTCCGTATGAACTTGGTGGGTCATACGATGGTGGCATACGATCATGTACGAGACGACGTGCGCCAGTGCGATACACGATAGGTGCACCGTTTTCGGCAATGTATTGCTTTGCCAATTCGAGTAGTTCATCAGTACTGTTAGCCGTGTGGCTAACACCTGATACATGCGGACATACTTGTGCCATTACAGCCTCCGAAATAATTAACTGTACGTATACTATATCATACGTATCTGTCTGTGTCTATACTTATTTTATTTACAGCGTATCTATTTTGTTCTGACTAGACCTAGTATGTTACCAAGTTTCATGGTTAAACTTGGTGAGATGTGATCATACTTGCATGGTTTATGTGTGGTGGGGAAGTGTTAGTCGGGTGGCTAACTATCTGTAAATAAACGAATGTTACCGTGTTACTTTCTGGTTTCGTGCTATGTTTCCTCTTAAGTCATTGAAAACAAACAAATGTTACCATGTTACTTTTTTTGAGGGCTACAAAGAGGTTTGTGTGAGGTTAAGTTTGGAATAGCAAAAAGAGGGGGAGACGAATTGTTCTCAAGTAATATTATTAAGGAAACATAGGAAACATTGGTAACAATCGTTTAAAATCAATAACTTAAAAAGTAACAATTTGCAGACCAAAAAGAAACAAAGTAACAATCGTTTAAAATCAACAGGTTAATGCGCACACCTAATAATATAACTGGTATAGGTCGGTGTTAGCCACATGGCTAACAGTGTGTAGACGTGTCTGCGTGTGGCTGTAGCTGTGTATCTCTGTGTAAACTTGCCGAGGCAACAACTCGAAACAAGCGCACCCCTAATAACATAACTGGCATCCGCCCCTTAGAAACTGGTGTCGCTAGACACAAAAAAAGCCCCAAGCCAAAAGGCTCAGGGCAAAGTTATTATTGATCGGTTTCATCAATTACTTGGTCGTTGTTTTCAAATTCCGCCCAATGCAGAACTTCCGCATTGATTGCGTCGACGTCGTCATTAGGATCAGATGCAATTATTTCAGCTTCGCCGAAAGCATACTGCGCCATAGCTACTTGTTGCTCGACGTCTTTAAGCGCAAAGCGCATTAGGTTTTTAAGATCATTCAATTGTTGAACAGATTGTTGAATTTCAGACGTCAAAGCTTTTGCGTCCGCGACTACTTCAAATATTTTCATTTCACGATTAATTTTCATAATTGTTTTTCCTTGTTTTAAAATTGGTGTTAGCCGATTGGCTAACACCGTTGATTGATTAGATTACCGATGAAATATGAGTAAAGAGATCCTCAGGTTTCATATTTTTGAACATTGCCCGAACATCAGCTTTGATACTTTTATCTGGGTTTTTCTTGTTCATTTGCGCGATAACTTTAGCCAATGCAGTTAACGTGCGATCAAGATCGGTATTAGTAGTTTTTTCTTTAGTAGGCTTTTTATTGCCCGCCGCGACATACGTTTTAATATCTTTACGCATTTTAGCGAGACGTTTACCGACTTGTTGCTGTAGGTATACCTTAGTCTTTTCAGTACCTTTCATGCGACCACCGCTTACAACCAATGGCTGTTCACGTGCAACCAATACGTCTTTTAGTGCCTTGAGTATTTTAGCACCATACATATCGATTGCGATTGCTTCCCACGTCGTATTGTACGCAGCAACCCACATATTATTGGTTTCGTTTTTAGTAGGCGCAAATAAATGCTCGACGTTATCGACGCCCATATCATTGAGTTGATGCCAAACTTTTACCGCCATATCAATGCGGTCTTCCTCCGCGGTCTCGGAGTTAACTTGCGCCATAACGGCATTTGATACATTGGCTTGAAAAGCCTTAGTTAAAGATAATTCAGTCATAATGTTTTTCCTTTTTAGACTGTTAAGATTGTTAGCCGACTGGCTAACACAAGCGGATCATTCCGTCTTGATGCAAACCATTATACGCGAAACGTGACACAACGCAAGCAAACGTATCTATATCTAGCGAACCCCACCTACCCCCACCCCCCCTCCTAGGCGCGTGCGCACGGCTGTTATATACATAAAGATTTGCACAAAAATTTTCATTTTCTACGAGTTTTAGTACCCCCCACCCCTTTTCGGCGCAGTTCATACCCCAC